TTACTGATTTCCCATCATCATATCGTAATGCTGCTTTTGCTCCATAGCGTCAAATATCATTTCAAAGATATTCCGACACTCCTCGGCATTCAGGCAGTCCTCAACAAAGTCCTTTCCATCGCTCATGCCGATTGAGCTTGCGTTGATATACGAAAGCATAGCTGCAGCAAGCTGAAACTTTTCTTCGTCATCGTTACCGTCGGCATCTTTAAATCGGCCTTCTGCTTTTCCCTGGACTAAAATTACCTGTCGTAACTGCGAGCCCTCGTAACCGCACAACTGAAGAAAGTAATACTCCAGAATGCGCCGAATCACATTCATCAAGGGAACAGCTGATTTTACTTCTTTGTACTCATCCCATAGCGCCGCATAGGAATTTTTGACAGGGTTAATATTTATCCGTTCCGTCGGAGCATTCGGATTGACATCGTCACACATCTTTATGGTGGATTTCGTTCCGATTTTACGGATTAAGTAAAATGACGCATAATCATATTTTGACACATAGCTGTAAGAAACCTCACGGTGAAAGTAAGCGTTGTGGGTAAGGATAAAAATCTGCTTGATGAAATTGCCCTTGGCAGTTCTATTTCGGTTGTCCGCGTTATTTCGACATATTTCAACCATTTGCCGAACAAGGGTACTTACGATAAACAGAGAACCGCTATCCATGCTGGAAACAGGATCGTCAATGACAATGATTTTCTCTCTGGTTTCTCCATCAGCTGAGTCACTGCCCTGCACAAGGTGATAAAAATACAGAAACGCTATAAAGTTCTTTTCGCCCTCACTTAAATTATCGGCTATGGAATTGTCGGAACGGCGAACCTCATAGACATTATCCACTCCGGGTTTCGGCTGAAGACTGAAGCCGCGCATACCGGAATCCCGCAGCATTTGATTGATGCTGTCCTTCGCAGTGTCCGTTTCTACCGTTTTTGTGCGAAGGGTCTTTAGCTGTGCTTTAATTCTTTCGAGTGTTGCATTCTGCGCTTCAATGTCTGTATCAAGGGCATCCAATTCAGTTTGCATAGCAGCATCCGCTTTTCTGTGAGCATCAATGACATCCTTCAGCATAAAAGCAAGCAGGCTGAACACCACATTTGTGCATTCCACTCTCTTGGTAGGTCTGGCTGCCACAACAGCGTTATTGGCATCGATCAGTGAATTAAAAGCGTTAATAATGACAGCTACTTCGTCGAGGATTGGAGCAATATCCGTTAGTTCTACCACGGATGCAGGGTTCTCCACTTTAGCCTTTATTTTTTCTATATTATTCTGAATCACCGCCTTAAGGACGGCAAGTTTATCCGAATACGGTTTGATGTCAATTTGCAGGTACAGTTCGGCGGGCGTAGCCTGCAGGGGTACAAACAAATCGTTTGCGGCCTTTTTGTACCGAGTCAAAAACTCGTCCAAAAGGCGAAGATTGTCTTGGTATCTGTTATCAAAACTGTCTATAAAGGTCTGTTCAAAATTTCCGCGAAGGACTTCTCCGCAATAAGGGCATCTTCCTTTTGCGTCATGGGAATACGCATCGTGACCCTGCCGCATCCATTCCGTTGCTCCAATATCGCGCAAAAATCCGGCGAGTTCTGTGTCTGCGCTGTTCACGATTGGATTGCAGAGAATATCTTTTCCTTCCACAGAGTCAACAGCATCGGGATCAGAAATGCCATTAAATCTTTGGTAGTGCTTTGCGGTCTCAGAATATGCCGACTCATACAGCCTGCGAAGTTTATCCATATCCGCATCTGCCGGTGCGTGTTTCATGATTTCACGAACAAACGGATCGGATTTACCTTTTTTATCCATCGTACCCGGAAACATTTCACGGATAGCCTTGCCGCGGTCCCAGCATTCCTTCAAAAAATCTTTGTACAACTTATCCTTTGCCGCCGCAGTCTTGTCGCGTTTATCGCTCGCCTCGGCCAGCATCTTCTTTACACGGGAGCGTTCTTCTGAAGCCTCATCAATTTGCTGCTGAATTTCAGCATTTTTTGCATTAAGGGTGAAAACACCCCTTAAATTGCGATAACTGCGAAAGTTCTCATCAATAAAATCCTGGTTATAAACGAGCGGAAGATAATCTGCCGCTGTTCTTCCGGGAGCGTATGTTACGCCAGCTCCACTTTTTATTGCTTTTGCTATCGTAGACTTGCCGGCACCGTTATTGCCAAAGAAAAAGTTTACATAGGTAGGCTCGATATAGGCGTGGCTGTCCTTATAACTTGCGTCCGTCAAATCTATGCGGATAATTTCTGATTTGATTTTCTCGGCCATAAAGACATCTCCTTACACAGGCATCGGCATTCCGGGGATTCCGGCTTCCTTAAACGCCTCGAATACATTTACTTTGTGAACAGACCATGCGCTTTGATTCAGATCCGTAATGGCGCAGTCCATGTTTAATCCAAAAAAGACAGCATTTCGCTTGTCACACAGTTTTACCTGTTGTATCGGTGCAATTGGCTTAAATGCAATCTTGATATTTTTCCCTGCTACCATAATTTTCTGTATGTAGCAAAGCATACAATACTGGCTTGGTGACGTTACGCCTTTCAGCTCGGTATTCTCATGGCAGATAATCGCTGGAAAACGCTTCAATTCCGCAATGCCCGCATCTGTAAGAGTAGAGCATCTCTCAAAAATCTCCGGCGGGACATTATACTTTGTCAAAGCACGGGATGCTATAACCGAAACGACACCATCCTTGAAAACATCATCATCGCAGGTGACTATAAGCTGATAATACTCCGTGCTAAAGGATTGAACGGCAATCATCATTTCTGCCGAGGAATCTGCCGATTGAGGATAATTGATATTGTATGTGAAATTAACCGTAGCTCCCGGCTGATTGGCTACTGTCACATTGTTTGTGCCGGTCTGCTGTAAGGCAGGAACAGCCGACTGGTCAGCCATCTGCTTAATTATCAGATCCTTGCTCATGATACACCGCCCTAAAAGTTAAAATTTATCGTACCGTTATTTGTCAGGTTCAGATTCTTTTCTCCGTTTTGGATGACATTGATCTGCTGTTGAATAACGGTTGTATTTTTCTCTTCTTCAGTGGCACCTGATGTTTTTTCCCCATCCACGACCTCCACTTCTTCCGGCTCAGCATCGTCTTTTGATGATGCTGGGCTTTTTCTTTTTGTTTCAGCTGCGGTTTTCAAGATAGAGAGGAACAGATCGGCCAACTGTCTTCCTGCGTTAAAGCCGTCAATTGCGGGTAGGTATTTCCGAAAGCTGTCACAGAGACTTGAAACCGTCTCATCTGAAAATTCATGAATATATGACACAAAATTCTCTGTTTCGATGTATGGGCTGATTTTTTTGGCAATTCTGGAGATGCCTGTTTGCCCATTGAAATAAGAACGGTAGGTAGTCTCGGTTGGTTCATCTACTGCACTCTGACCATCTTCTGTTACAAGCACATCAAAGAGAGTCTTGGTAAATGCAGCCTGGCTGCTTGAACCGCCGATTATCGGATGCAGAATTTGCACAAAGTCCTTGAATTCCATATTTTCCATCTCCTTGACGAAACCTATCAAAGCCTATCAACGGCTATCTAATCCTATCAGCTCGATTTTCTATAATTAAGACAGAAGCTGACAGAAAACCTGTTGCTTCGACAGAGCAGCTTTCGCAATTGTGCTGTTAGAAACTATTATAGCACAGATTTTTGAATTTTTCTACCCCTTTCGCTAATTTTGCATCTGCGTTTGCAAATTGTAAATCGGCAATTGCAAATCTGCTCTTTCAATCCGCCAGATAACGCATCGGTCGATCACCGGTGGCTCAACGGTACCTGACGGTTACAAGTAAATATCATCAGCTGCCTATTGAGCGGGTTAGCTGCAGACCGGAACGGAGGATTCTCCGTCGGGACTGTAGTTGGATTTCTATACCCATTTTGCAGCTGACCATAAGAGTTTCCTTCGTTCCATGCAAATCGAACGGAGGAAATTTTTATGTCAAACGAAGCAAAGAAATTCTTTATCCCTGTTGAAGGACAAGCCATTGAGGTCAGCGAGGAAGTCTACCGGGCGTATTACCGCCCAATCTGGAATACCCGCTACCATGCCCAGAAGAACGGCGAGTGCCGCTGCCCCAAGACTCAGATCTGGAAATGCGACGGTGTTTGCCCCGGCTGCCCGTTCTACGCCGCCGGGAAGAAAGTGTCTCTCGAAACGGCCATCGGCGGCGAGGACGACGATCTGACTCTCGGAGATACGCTGGCGGACGATGCGCCGACTGCGGATTCTATCCTTATGGACGAAGAACTGCTCAAGGCGCTGTATGACGAGCTCGACCGTCTTGACCCGGAGGGCAAGCGCATCTGCGCGCTGATGATGCACCACTCGGAGCGGGAGGCCGCTGCAATCATGGACATGGCGCGTTCCACCTTCAAGCGTCACTGGGCAAAAATCCGTGCGGAACTGCAGGACAGGCTCAAGGATTATTACATCTAACATTTCCCTTTATCCCTTCGGCTGCAACTCTGCGGTCGAAGGGATAAATCTTTTTTTGGCAAAATGCGGACCGCTTCGACGGCTTCCCTCCAGTGGGTACTGAGGACAGTAAGACAACTCAGCACCTCGGAAAGGAGGAACCGCCAATGAACGAGTCCAAATGCACCAAGCCCGTGAGCGATGAGGAACTGATCGGTGTGCTTACGGCAATCAGCGTAGTGTCAAAGCGTCTGGCAAAAAAGCTGATTCAGCTGAACCAGACAAGTCAATCAGAGGAAGGAGGTAAACACGATGAGCAAAATGAGCGAAATGGAAGCGACCATCCGAGAGTTACGGGATATTGCATCTTCTATTAACGACATCGCCAACTGGCTGACCGATGCGTTCGGTAACACCGACAGTGCGGAAGCTGCACCCACCCCGGAAAAGACATATTCGCTCGAAGAAGTCAGAGCAATTCTGGCAGAAAAGTCAAGAGATGGCTTCACCGCTCAGATTCGTGACCTTCTTCAGAAGTATGGAGCAACCAAGCTCTCCGAGGTGAACCCCGCCCGATACAGGGACCTTGTGGCGGATGTGGAGGTGCTGGGCAATGGGTAATCACGCTCTGCTTTCCGCATCCTCATCCCACAGGTGGCTCAACTGCCCGCCTTCGGCAAGGCTGTGCGAAAGCTACGATGATAAGGGCAGCGATTTCGCCGCCGAGGGTACCGACGCCCATGCGCTCTGCGAGTATAAGCTGCGAAAAGCACTCGGTATGGCGGCGCAGAACCCGACCGAAAGCCTTACCTGGTACAGCGCCGAAATGGAGGACTGCGCTAACGGCTATGTTGCCTTTGTAATGGAACTGGTCGCAGAAGCCAAGAAGGTCTGCACTGACCCTGTCGTGCTGATCGAGCAGCGGCTTGACTACTCCAAATATGTAAAAGAGGGCTTCGGCACCGGCGACTGCGTCATCATCGCAGACGGTACGCTGCACATTGTGGATTACAAACATGGGCGCGGAGTCCTGGTGGAAGCCGACGATAATCCGCAAATGAAGCTGTACGCCCTCGGCGCACTGGAGCTGTTCGACTGCATCTACGATATCGACACCGTCAGCATGACGATCTACCAGCCAAGGCGCTCCAATGTCAGCACCTTCACCATTCCAAAACAGGAGCTTTGCGAATGGGCGGACAAGGTTTTGACGCCGACTGCAGAGCTGGCCTTCAACGGCAGCGGTGAATATCACTGCGGTGAATGGTGCCAGTTCTGCAAGGCAAAAGCGGATTGCCGCGAGAGAGCCAAGGCCAATATGGAGCTTGCCCGATATGAGTTTCGGCAGCCGCCTCTGCTCACGGATGAGGAGGTCGAGGAAATCCTCGGTCAAATCGACGGGCTGACCACCTGGGCGTCCGACATCAAGGACTATGCGCTGCAGGCAGCTATCAGCGGAAAACAATGGCCCGGCTACAAGCTGGTCGAGGGTCGCTCCAACCGAAAGTACACAGACGAACACGCCGTCATCGCTGCCGTGACCGCCGCAGGGTACGACCCTTACGAGCACAAGGTTCTCGGCATTACCGCTATGACCGCGATGCTCGGGAAGAAGCAATTCAATGCAATCCTCGGTGACTTGATCACCAAGCCGCAAGGCAAACCCACGCTTGTGCCGGAAAGCGATAAAAGACCGGCAATGACAACCATTATCGATGATTTTAAGGAGGACAACTGATATGTCGAATTCTACTACTAAGCTCGTAAACCCCATGAAGGTCATTACCGGCAAAGATACCCGCTGGTCCTACGCCAATGTCTGGGAAGCGAAATCCATCAACGGCGGTACGCCGAAGTTCAGCGTCAGCCTCATTATTCCGAAGTCTGACACCGTGACCGTACAGAAAATCAAGGCGGCTATCCAGGCAGCCTATGAGGAGGGGCAGGCAAAGCTCAAGGGCAACGGTCGCTCCGTTCCGCCTTTGACTGCCATTAAAACGCCGCTCCGCGACGGAGATACCGAGCGCCCGGATGATCCCACCTATGCCAACAGCTACTTTATCAACGCCAACTCCGCCACCGCTCCCGGCATCGTGGACGCCGACTGCAACCCGATCCTGACCCGCTCCGAGGTTTACTCCGGCGTGTACGGTCGCGCCAGCATCAACTTCTACGCCTTCAACAGCAATGGCAACAAAGGCATCGCCTGCGGACTGAACAACCTGCAGAAGATCCGTGACGGTGAGCCTCTCGGCGGCAAGTCCAGCGCGGCATCCGATTTCGCCACCGATGTGGACGAAGATTTCCTGTCTTGAGGAGGTGCGCAGCATGAGTATTACCACGATTCTCTGCATTCTGCTGCTGTCCCTGTATCTGCTCCTGGCGGTGTTTTGGATCGTCAGATCCATCATTGACACCGTCGATGACCGTAAGCGCGACAAGCGTAATGCGGCATGGGAGGAAGAACGCCGACAGCTTGAAAAGGAACACGCCCTTCGTGAGGTGGAATATCACGAAGCCCGTATGAAAGAACTCAACAAAGAGTAATCTCCGGCCTGTGGGCGGTGGGAATGTTCCTGCCGCCCATTCGGGCTATGGAAAGGATTCCTGTTTATGAAAACACTCAGTATCGATATTGAAACATACAGCAGCGTCGACCTTGCCAAGTGCGGCGTCTACAAATACACCGAAGCGCCGGATTTCGACATTCTTCTCCTCGGATATTCTGTTGACGGCAGTCCCGTGCAGGTAGTCGATCTTGCCTGCGGTGAGACGATCCCTTCAGAGATTATAGCTGCCCTGACGGATACCTCTGTCACAAAGTGGGCGTTCAATGCGCAGTTTGAGCGGATATGCCTCTCACGCTGGCTTAGGAAAAATGGAAACTTTGATAACACCGGCTACAGCATCCCGGAGGATACCGTGGGAAGCTATCTCGACCCTGCCTCCTGGAAATGCACCATGATCTGGTCTGCATATATGGGGCTTCCGCTTTCGCTGGAAGGTGTCGGCACCGTGCTGGGACTTGGAAAGCAAAAGCTGACCGAAGGCAAGGAACTTATCAAATACTTCTGCCAGCCTTGTGCGCCAACAAAGGCCAATGGCGGCCGCAGTCGCAATCTGCCGGGAAATGCGCCGGACAAATGGGCTGCCTTCAAACGGTATAACAGCCGGGACGTTGAAGTCGAAATGTCCATTCAGGAAAAACTCGCCAAGTTTCCTGTGCCGGAGATGGTCTGGGAGCAGTATCACCTCGACCAGGGGATCAACGACAGAGGTGTTGCACTGGATATGGAGCTAGTGCGCCAGGCGATTGCCATGGACACCCGCTCACGCAGAGAGCTTACCGATGCTATGAAGAAGCTGACCGCTTTGGATAACCCCAACTCGGTACAGCAGATGAAGCAGTGGCTTTCGGATAACGGCTTGGCGGTCGATTCCCTCGGCAAGAAGGAAGTTGCGGAAATGCTCAAGACTGCGCCGACAGAGCTACAAAAGGTTCTCCTTCTCCGGCAGCAGCTTGCAAAATCCTCCGTCCGTAAATATCAGGCGATGGAGAAAGCTGTATGCGCAGACGGCCGTGCCCGCGGAATGTTTCAGTTCTACGGGGCCAACAGAACCGGCCGCTGGGCAGGACGCATTATTCAAATGCAAAATCTGCCGCAGAACCATCTTCCCGATCTGGCCGAGGCTCGCAGTCTTGTCCGCTCCGGCGACTTTGACGCCGTACAGCTATTGTACGAAGATGTGCCGGATACCTTGTCGCAGCTGATCCGCACCGCGTTTGTGCCGAAAAGCGGCTGCAAGTTCATCGTTGCCGACTTTTCCGCCATTGAAGCCAGAGTGCTGGCATGGTTTGCGGGAGAAACCTGGCGTCAGGAAGTTTTTGAAAAAGGCGGCGACATCTACTGCGCATCCGCATCGCAGATGTTCAAGGTTCCTGTGGAAAAGCACGGTGTAAACGGTCACCTGCGGCAGAAAGGCAAAATCGCAGAATTGGCACTGGGCTATGGCGGCTCTGTCGGCGCGCTCAAAGCAATGGGCGCCCTGGAGATGGGGTTGTCAGAAGATGAACTGCAGCCGTTGGTCACTGCGTGGCGCAATTCGAACCAGAACATCGTGAAATTCTGGTGGGACATCGACCGCGCTGCCATGAGTGCCGTAAAGCAGCATCTGGACAGCGAGGTCTGCGGCATCGGCTTCGCCTATCGGAGCGGGATGCTCTTTATCACGCTTCCGTCAGGCAGGAGGCTTTCCTATGTGAAGCCCAAACTCGGAACTAACCAGTTCGGCGGCGAGTGTATCACCTATGAAGGTGTCGGCGGCACGAAGAAATGGGAACGGCTGGAGACCTACGGCCCGAAGCTGGTTGAAAATATCGTTCAGGCCACCTCCCGCGATATCCTCTGCTATGCCATGCAAACCCTGTCCCACTGCTTTATCACCATGCACATTCACGATGAACTGGTGATTGAAGCCGCACCGGAAGTTGACCTCAACGCCGTTTGCGAACAGATGGGACGCACCCCACCATGGGCTGCAGAGCTGAAACTCCGCGCCGACGGATATGAAACCATGTTCTACAAAAAGGACTAAAACCGGACCACTGCCCACGGAACACTCCAGTGGGTAGTGAAAACTATAGATTGGAGGAGCCTGTCATGGCTGATTTTAGAAACGCAGAAGGCTATGCCGATCCTACGGCTTACGGCGCTTTCTGTGCCATTGAAAAAGAAGAAAAGGCACTCCGGGCATTCAGACCCATCGTGTATATCTGCAGTCCGTATGCCGGAGATGTCGAAAACAACACTGCCGCCGCAAGACGCTACAGCCGCTTTGCGGTGAAAGCCGGATATATTCCCATTGCCCCGCATCTGCTCTTTCCGCAGTTCCTTGATGACAACAAGCCAAAGGAGCGTGAGCTGGGGCTGTTCTTCGGCAGCGCAATTCTCAGTAAGTGTGCGGAAATGTGGGTTTTCGGTGAACACATCTCCGAAGGTATGGAGACAGAAATCAAAAGAGCCACATGGAAAGGCTATCGGATTCGCTATTTCAGCGAGTCCTGCAAGGAGGTATCACGATGAAATTTACACTGTACCGCGCCGACCGCTTGGGAATGCCGGAAAACTGCGTCTACCTACATAAGGTCGAGGTGACTGATAACAACACACTGCTGCAGGCCGTGTCTTACGATTATGTATGCGCCGAATACCGGGGCAACTACCGCAACAACGACAATTTTCTCGGAGCAGATTGTCTCCCGGTCGACTGCGACAACGACCACAGCGATGATCCGGAGGACTGGGTCTATCCCTCCGATGTTGCCGCCGCATTTCCCGGCGTGGCATTTGCGGTTCACTACAGCCGCAACCACATGACGGTGAAAAACGGCAAGGAAGCGCGACCTAAATTCCATGTGCTGTTTCCCATTGACCGACTGACGGATGCGGCGCAGTACAGCGATTTGAAAAAGCTGGTCAACGCCATCTTCCCGTATTTTGACACTAAGGCGCTCGATGCCGCCAGATTCTTCTTCGGAACAAAAGCACCGCAGGTCGATGTCTTTGACGGGCCGATGATGCTGACAACTTTCCTTACTGATGATGATTTCGACGCAAATATGGACTCCGGCAGCTACGGCAGCATCATTATTCCCGAAGGAAGCCGCAACGCCACCATGTCACACTATGCCGGGCGCATTCTGAAACGCTTCGGAAATACCGAGGAAGCGCACAATCATTTCACGGAGGTCGCCGCCTGCTGTCAGCCGCCCTTGGAGCAGGCGGAACTGGACAGCATCTGGCGCAGCGCACAACGATTTTACGGAAAGATTTCCGCGCAGGACAGCTACATTCCGCCGGAGCAGTACAACCAGGAGCTTAAGTTGAAGCCGACCGACTATTCCGATGTGGGACAGGCCACCGTGCTTTCCAGGGAATACGAGGCAAAGCTCCGCTATACGCCATCTACCGATTTTCTCGTGTACAACGGCGGCTTCTGGGAAGAGTCAAAGCCCAAGGCACAGGCCGTAGCGCAGGAGCTGACGACCCGCCAGCTTGAGGAGGCAGAGACCGAAATCAGAAAAACCACCGCTGAGATGATGAAAAACGGTGCTTGGGAACTGCTGGCATCGATGGGTCCCAAGAAAGCAACCGCGGCTTTTAATTCGGAACAGGCGCGGTCTTTTCAGAAATACGAGAATGCCACGACCTACCGCAACTACGCCATCAAGCGCCGTGACTCCAAATACATCTCCGCTGCATTAAAAGAGTCGCACCCCATGCTGGAGATCGACCAGCGGCAGTTGGATTCGGATGAGTTTCTGCTGAATACCCCGACCTCTACTTATGACCTCCGTCTGGGGCTTGTATCCGCACGGGAACATACAGCGACGGATTTCATCACCAAGCAAACCACCGTTGACCCGGCCGATGAAGGCATGGATATCTGGCAGGACGCCTTGGAAACACTCTTCTGCGGCGATGCGGATCTGATTCGCTATGTGCAGGAGATTGCAGGCTTGTCCGCCATCGGAAAAGTGTGTGTCGAAGCCTTGATTATTGCTTACGGCGAAGGTCGAAACGGTAAATCCACCTTCTGGAACACACTCTCCCGTGTGCTTGGCACCTACAGCGGAAATATGTCCGCTGATACGCTGACCGTGGGTTGCAAGCGAAATGTGAAGCCGGAACTGGCTGAAGCCAAGGGCAAGCGGCTGATTATCGCAGCAGAACTGGAGGAAGGTATGCGGCTGAGCACTTCCAACGTGAAGCAGCTGTGCTCTACGGACGAAATCTACGCCGAAAAGAAGTACAAAGACCCCTTCAGCTACGTGCCAAGCCACACGCTGGTGCTCTATACCAACCATCTGCCGAAGGTCGGCGCAATCGACGCCGGTACCTGGCGGCGGCTGATCGTGATCCCTTTCAATGCCAGGATTGAAGGGAAATCTGACGTCAAGAATTATGCCGATTTTCTGTTCGATAAGGCCGGCGGCGCAATCCTGAAATGGATCATGGTCGGTGCAAAGCGTGTGATCGACAACGACTATCATATCGTCAAGCCTGCCGTGGTGGAGGAAGCCATCAAAAAATACAAGGACAACAACGACTGGCTCTCGCAGTTTCTGGACGAATGCTGCGAGGTTGGCGACGCTTTCTCCGCGAAATCCGGCGATGTCTACAACGCATACCGCAGTTATTGTGCGCAGGTGGGTGACTATGTTCGCAGTACGACAGATTTCTACACTGCGCTGGAATGCGCCGGTTTTGAAAGGAAACGAAGCAAATCCGCACGGATGCTTTTCGGCCTGCAGCTTAAGTCGGATTTCCTGAATTGAGCATAGGGTGACGGTCGATGACACTCTCTACAGGAACTTCTCCTATAGCCTTAAAAAACAAGTCCTAAGAGAAGTTACTGAAATAACTGTCATCGACTGTCACCACCCACCTAATTCCTGATGGAGGATCACTTATGAGAGAGAAAACGATAGAACAGAAATTGATAAAAGCCGTAAAAAACGCTGGCGGCATCGCACCGAAACTGGTCAGCCCCGGCTTTGACGGAATGCCAGACCGTATGGTGCTGATGCCGGAAGGCAAATTCGGCTTTGTGGAGGTCAAGGCGCCGGGCAAGAAACCGCGACCGCTGCAGGCTGCCAGACACGGCTTGCTGCTGCGGTTGGGCTTCAAGGTGTATGTCCTCGATGACCCGGAGCAGATTGGAGGGATAGTGGATGAAATACGAACCGCATGAATATCAGAAATACGCCATTGACTACATCGAGACGCATCCCTTCGCCGCAGTACTGCTTGATATGGGTCTTGGCAAAACGAGCATCACCCTCACCGCCATAGGTGACCTGCTGTTCGACAGCTTTGAGGTACACCGGGTGCTGGTGATTGCACCGCTGCGAGTGGCTCGTGATACCTGGAGCGCGGAGCTGCAAAAGTGGGATCATCTCCACGGTCTTTATTACTCGGTGGTGGTCGGCAGTGAAGCGGAACGCAAAGCGGCGCTCTTGCGCAAGGCCGATATCTACATCATTAACCGAGAGAATGTACAGTGGCTGATTGAAAAAAGCGGAACGCCCTTTCACTTCGATATGGTGGTCATTGATGAGCTTTCTTCCTTCAAAAATCACCAGTCCAAGCGGTTCAAGGCTCTGATGCAGGTGCGACCCAGAATCAAGCGAGTTGTCGGGCTGACCGGCACTCCCGCTTCCAATGGCCTAATGGATTTGTGGGCGGAGTTCAAGGTTATCGATCTCGGAAAGCGTCTCGGCAGATTCATCACGCATTACCGACAGGAATATTTCGTGCCAGATGCCATGAACGGGCAGATCGTTTACAGCTATCGCCCCAAACCGGGAGCAGAGCAGGAAATATACCGAAAAATATCAGACATCACGATTTCCATGAAATCGACCGACCACTTAACAATGCCGAAACTCATATCCAGCGAATATCGGGTGTATCTAAGCCAGGATGAGCGGGATGCCTACGAGGAAATGAAAAAGCAGTTTATTCTGGACCTGCCCGACGGAGAGATCAGTGCCGCAAATGCCGCTGCGCTTTCCGGCAAGCTGTCCCAGATGGCGAACGGCGCAATTTATGATGATGCCGGAAATACAGTCCTTATTCATGACCGCAAGCTGGACGCACTGGAGGACATCATCGAAGCCGCCAACGGCAAGCCTCTTCTGGTGGCGTACTGGTTCAAGCATGATTTGGAGCGAATTACGAAACGGCTTCATGCGCGGCACATTCCGTTTTCCCGCCTTGATACTTCCGACAGCATCCGAAGGTGGAACAACGGCGAGATCCCCGTGGCGCTTATCCACCCCGCCTCTGCCGGACATGGGCTGAATCTCCAAAGCGGCGGCAGCACCATCGTCTGGTTCGGGCTGACATGGTCGCTGGAACTGTACCAGCAGACAATAGCCCGTCTGTGGCGGCAAGGACAGATTTCCGAAACCGTGGTGGTTCAGCACATTGTAGCGGACGATATCATTGATGAGCAGATTTTGTGTGCGCTGAAAGCCAAAGACAAAACGCAATCGGCCTTAATAGCTGCAGTCAAGGCAAATTTGAAAATCTGAGACAATAGTTCGTAAAATAACGACAATCCGTGCCAATCCGAGAATCTTAAAATATCGGAGGTACGCATATGAACCCCTATCAGGCATTAGCCAACGCCATTGTAGAACTGGCCGTAAAAGACTACAAAAAAGCCCTCAAGCAGCATTACCGCTTTCCGAACAACAAGGATTATGACGATGCCGTGACATCCTTGGAGCGATTCTTCCGTTCCGGCTGGTACGAAACGCTGACCGACCTGGATGGCGAATATCTCATGACAGGTGTTCGCCGCATGGTGCGCAAGGAGGTGGCAGCATGACGGCAAAGGAGTTTTTGAACCAAGCCTATCTGCTGGATCAGCGGATCAAGAGCAAGTCCGAACAGATACAGTCTCTGAACGAGCTTGCTACCAAATGCACCGCCACGCTGACGGGTATGCCGAGAAATCCCAATCGCGGCGGCTCCACAATGGCGGACGCTGTGTGCAAGATCATTGACCTGCAGAATGAGATCGCCGCGGATATGGATCGGTTGGTACAGATCAAAAAGGACATCGTAGACGTCATTGCAAAGGTCGATGATGTAAAGTTCCGCATCCTGCTGGAGAAACGGTATCTGTGCGGCGAGACCTGGGAAGAAATCACCATGAGCCTGTACCACAACCGCCGCTGGGTCTTCCGTCTGCACGACAAAGCCTTGGACGCCGTGCAGGAAATCCTTGATTCCGGCGAAACAAGCCACCAAAAGCCACTATAACGCACCGCCGGTTTATAGTATCATTATAATGGCGAAAGAATAGAGAACGGCCTCATGGGAGCAATCCCGTGGGGCTTTTCTTATGCCCAAGGAGGTGAAACGATGCCGAAGAAACCGTTGCGACCCTGCTCTCATCCCGGCTGCCCCAACCTCTGTGAAGGACAGTTCTGTGAGCAGCACCTCACGGAGGAACGCCGCAAGTACGACAAATACGAGCGCAGTTCCGATGTCAACCGCAAGTACGGCAGAGCATGGAAACGCATCCGCGACCGCTACGCCGCAGAGCATCCGCTGTGTGAACAGTGTCTCAAGGAAGGTCGGCTGACTCCGGTGCAGGAAGTTCACCACATTCTGCCCGTTTCCAAAGGCGGCACTCACGCAAGGGACAACCTTATGAGCCTTTGTCAGTCCTGCCACACCAAGATCCACCATGACCTTGGCGACCGGTAGGGGGATGAAAATCTCCGGGACCTTTTCGGTCGGGCAACGGCCCGGGGTCACGTGCGCGAAAAAGGCGAAATCAAAAGGGTAATTAAGGGAGGTGAACTCGGATGCCCACAAAATCGAATAACACAGGCGGAAGAGGCGGCGCAAGACCCGGTGCGGGAAGGAAGAAATCCGCAGTCAAGGATAAAGCCGAAAACGGAAATCCCGGCGGCAGAAAACTTGAGGTGCTGGACATTCCCGAAGTCGAGGGTGTTGATATGCCGAAACCCCATGATTTCCTGTCTGCCGAGCAGCGGGACGGCAGCGTCCTGCAGGCACAGGAAATCTACACGGAAACCTGGCAATGGCTCAAAGGCATCGGCTGCGCCGCAAAGGTGTCGCCGCAGCTTTTGGAACGCTACGCCATGTGTTCTGCTCGTTGGGTGCAGTGCGAGGAGATGACCAACCGCATGGGTTTCCTCTCCAAGCACCCCACCACAGGAAAGCCGATCCCGTCTCCGTTCATCAACATCGGTATCAACTACATGAACCAGGCGGTGCGGCTCTGGAATGAGATTTTCCAAATCGTAAAAGAAAACTGCAGCACGGAATACGGCGAGTCAACGCCGCAGGATGACCTGATGGAGCGCCTGCTCCGTGCAAGAAAGGGGTAACGCCATGTTTGAAAAAGTTAATCCGTGCCACCCGGACAAGGTGGCAGACCGAATCGCCGATGCAATGGTGGATCTGGCATACAAAAAATCCGAGAATCCCCGCATTGCTGTGGAAGTCCTTATCGGCCACGGTGTGTGCCACATCATCGCAGAAACTTCCGCTCCGTTGGCCAAAGCCGATGTGACCGCCGCCGTTCACCGCATTGCCGGAAACCTCGCGGTAGATTATGTGGAAGTACCGCAGGACGGACACCTTGCCGACAACCAGGCAAACGGAATCCGCTGCGGTGATAACGGCATTTTTAAGGGAATGCCCGTGACCGAGGAGCAAAAAAAGCTGTCGAAGATCGCACGGGATATTTTCTCCGTGTATCCCTATGACGGAAAGTACATACTTGACGGTGATAGACTTATCCTCTGCCAGAGCAACGCTGAGACACAGCGTTTGCGTGAGATTTATCCCGATGCGGAAATCAATCCGCTCGGTGACTGGACGGGTGGCACGGATGTAGATACCGGCGCAACCAACCGCAAGCTGGGCAGCGATATGGCAGACTCCGTCACCGGCGGCGGTCTGCACGGCAAGGATCTGTCCAAGGCAGATGTGTCCGTGAACATTTACGCTTTCCTCAAAGCCCAGGAAACCGGCAAGCCGGTCATCCTCTGTTGCGCCATTGGGGACAGTACCGTGGACGGCAGACCGTATTCCGAAATCGTGGAAATCGCTCGGAACTATATCCGCTCTGTGGGCGGCTTTGAGAAGTTTGCGGAATGGGGGCTTGTGTGATGAAAACAACGACCGAAATGCAGCTCGTTCCCATTACAAAGCTGGTGCCGTATGTAAACAACGCAAGAACACACAGCCCGGAGCAGATCAATAAGCTCCGCTCATCTCTCCGTGAGTTTGGTTTTATCAATCCTGTCATCATCGACCGTGACTATGGCGTAATTGCCGGTCACGGTCGTATTCTTGCCGCCAAGGAAGAAGGCATCACTGATGTTCCGTGCGTCTTTGCCGACCACCTCACCGAAGCGCAGAAGAAAGCCTATATCATTGCCGACAACCGTATGGCGATGGACGCAGGCTGGGATGAAGAACTTCTGCGTGTGGAGATCGAATCCTTGCAGGCAGCGGACTTCGACCCGCTTCTCACCGGCTTTGACGAGAAAGAACTGTCAAAGCTGTTTGACGACGGTATTGAAGCCGAAGAGGATGATTTTGATGTGGATGCCGAGATGCAAAAGCCGACCTTCACGAAATTCGGTGACATCTGGACGCTGGGGCGGCACCGGCTCGTCTGCGGCGACAGTACCAAAGAGGAAACCTACACAGCCCTCATGGACGGTCGTAAAGCGAACCTCGTCATCACCGACCCGCCCTACAATGTGAACTACGAGAGCAGCGCCGGGAAAATCAAGAACGACAACATGGCATCGGAGAAGTTTTTCGACTTCCTCTTCGATGCCTTTTCCAATATGGAGAAGGTCATGGCGGATGATGCCTCCATCTATGTGTTCCACGCCGACACTGAGGGGCTGAACTTCCGAAAGGCTTTTGACGCTGCTGGGTTCTATCTCTCCGGCTGCTGTATCTGGAAGAAGCAGTCCCTGGTGCTGGGACGCTCCCCGTACCAGTGGCAGCACGAGCCGTGCCTCTACGGCTGGAAGAAGAAAGGCAAGCACCAGTGGTACACCGGGCGAAAAGAGTCCACCATCTGGGAGTTCGACAAGCCCAAGAAAAACGGCGACCATCCTACCATGAAGCCGATTCCGCTGCTTGCTTATCCCATTCAGAACAGCTCTATGGCAAACTCCGTGGTGCTTGACCCCTTCGGCGGGTCCGGTTCCACGCTCATCGCCTGTGAGCAGACCGACCGCATCTGCTATACCATCGAACTGGACGAGAAATTCTGCGATGTCATTGTTCGCAGATACATCGAGCAGGTCGGCACGGATGAAAAGGTCAGTGTTCTGCGTGACGGCAAGGAATACAAGTTCAACGAGGTGTGTTATGGAGCAGAATAAGCCGGAATACCATGTTGTTTCTCTTTCAGGCGGCAAGGACTCCACCGCCATGCTGCTTATGATGCTGGAAAAAGGAATGCCGGTCGATGATATTCTCTTCTGCGATACCGGCTTGGAATTTCCGGGACTGTATGCGCATCTGGATAAAGTCGAGCAGTATATCGGAAGACCCATTATACGCATCCAAGCACCGCACTCCTTTGAGTATTATTTCTGTCAGCATCACATTCGCCGCAAGCGCAGCACCACTTTCGCTGAAAAGTACGGTGCAGACCACCTCGGCTACGGCTGGGCGGGGCCAAAAATGCGCTGGTGTACGGAACGGCTGAAAAACGAGCCGAGGGAACGGTATCTGCGAAAGCTGAGGGAGACCTACACCGTAATCGAGTATGTGGGGCTTGCCGCAGATGAGGGATACCGCCTGGAACGGAAGAATAATCAAAATCCAAACCACCGGCATCCGCTTGTGGACTGGAACATCACCGAAGCGGAATGCCTTCGGTATTGTTATGACCACGGCTTTGATTGGGATGGGCTGTATGAAATATTCTGCAGGGTGTCCTGCTGGTGCTGCCCATTGCAGTCGCTTTCGGAGCTGCGAAAGCTGTACCGGCACTTTCCTGAACTGTGGGAACAGCTGAAAACATGGGACGGTATGACATGGCGAAAGTTCCGCGCAGACTACTCGGTGGAAGAACTGGAGAAACGCTTTGACTTTGAAGAGAAATGGCAGAACGCCGGAAAGCCTCTGAAAAGCAAAGCGTTTTATTCTGCCCTGAAAGACCGATTGCGAGGTGAAAACACATGAAGAATAAGACTTTGACCCTCGGAAGCCTCTTTGACGGCTCCGGGGGTTTTCCGTTGGGCGGACTGCTTGCCGGTATCACTCCCGTGTGGGCTTCGGAAATTGAGCCGTTTCCCATCCGAGTGACCACCAAGCGTCTGCCTTTTATGAAGCACTACGGGAATATCTCCGCTATGGACGGCGGCAGAATCGAACCCGTGGACATTATCACCTTCGGCTCACCGTGCCAGGACATGAGCGTGGCAGGCCGAAGAGACGGCTTGGACGGAAAGCGTTCAAGTCTTTTCTATGAAGCCGTCCGAATCATCAAAGAAATGAGGTGTGCCACAGGTGGCAGATATCCAAGATACATCGTATGGGAGAACGTCCCCGGTGCCTTCTCCTCGAACAAGGGCGAGGACTTCAAAGCCGTCCTCGAAGCGGTCATCGGCATCGCCGAGCCGAATGCCGAGGTGCCTATGCCTGAAAAGGCACGATGGCCCTACGCCGACCTATACATGGGAGATGGATGGAGCGTTGCGTACCGAACTCTTGACGCACAATACTGGGGAGTTCCCCAGCGAAGACGCCGCATCTACCTTGTCGCAGATCTTGCAGGCGGAAGTGCCGGAAAAATATTATTTGAGTCAGAAGGCCTGTCTGGGTATTCTGCGGAGGGCTTCCGCTCGTGGCAAAGAGCTGCCGGAAGTTTTACGCCTTGCGCTGGAGCGGCAGGCTATGACGGATACAACGGCAGTCTGACGGGCGACACTTCCGCCACCATCGGCGTGAACTGCGGAATGAGTACCGGTCGTAACGGCATTGTTTTGAATGACCAGGGCGGCAACCGCATGGAAGTTTCCGAGGATGTTGCGGCAACGCTCCGAGCAGAAAATCACGGGCATCCGCCCTGCGTGATGGAGTCGGCAGGCTTCTGTACCGAGCATTCCGCAAAGAGCCGCACTATCGGCTATGAGGAAGAGTGTTCTCCCACGCTCCGTGCAGGTGTTGTTCCTGCGGCGGTGGCACTGGAAAACCATCCGACCGACAGCCGGGTCAAGCTATCCGAGGACGGCAATGTGCAGACGCTGACCTCCCGCATGGGTACAGGTGGCAACAATGTGCCGCTTGTGATGAAGATCCGCTCCGGCTGTGAAGGTGGCGGCAAGGGACCTCTCATCCAAGAGAACAAATCCGCCACCTTGTCCTGCAACAACGACCAGACGCTGTTCGAGCCTTGCGGCTGGGACGGCGGACAGGTTTCTCCGACCCTCACCAAGCAGAATGCCGGAGGAAATCAGCGTATGCCGGACAAGGACAACTTCACCTGCATCCTTCAACCCTTCGGTATCTGCTCCAAGGATTCCAATGCCATGAAGTCGGATAATCCCCACAGCGGCATCTACGAAGCCGAAACCGCACGGACGCTTGACGGCAACGGCGGCAACCCCTCCTGCAATCAGGGCGGCATTGCCGTGGTCGCTTTCACGCAGAATCAGCGTGATGAAGTGCGTGACCTGGGCGACCGCTCCGCTGTGGTGTGCGCCAATGCCGGGACGAAACAGCAGACCTATGTGCTGCAAGGCTCCATGATCGGTCGTGAGAACAAAAATGGTCCTCAGGGTGACGGCATCAACGAAGATGTCAGCTTCACCCTAAATACAATCGACCGCCACGCTGTCTATACCATGACAACCGGCAGCTTTGCCCAGGTTTCCGAAGATAAGGCTCCTACCGTACTTGCCCGTGACTACAAAGACCCCACCGCTGTCTGCTACGGCATAGGCAGAGATACCTTCAACCAGGGGCAGAACGCTAAGTTCGCTCCGACCTTTGAAGAGGAGCTTCAGCCAACGCTGGTGGCAAAAGGGCCGGGTGCTATCCAAAACGGATACACCGTCAGACGGCTGACGCCCACTGAGTGCGCCAGACTTCAAGGCTTCCCAGACAACTGGTGCGCCGATCTCGGCACGGAAAAGCCGACCGATGAGGAAATGTACTTCTGGCACAAGGCGTTCAAGACCTACTCTGAAGTGATCGGCTGCAAGATGAAGTCCGACAAGCAGATCGCCAAGTGGCTGAAAAATCCATACTCGGACAGTGCGGAGTATAAGATGTGGGGCAACGGCGTGGCACTGCCGTGCGTATGGTTCGTGCTCTGCGGAATTGTGTGGTATGCACAGTCCGGCGGCGATAATGCGCCGATATAATCTACACCGGAAATGTGCAGATATAGCTGGATAAGTGCCCAACCTGACGGTAATATGTGACTACCATAAAACAAGGAGGTCACGAACATGACGATTACAATCCATGCACAGGGCGCAGAGCGCAAGCGGCTGGTGCAGACCATCTCCGACTGGCTCGGTGCCCCCGCAAAGTACTGCGGAGCGCCCAGCTTCAACTACGAAGTGGACTACTTCACCATCGACCGAAACGGCAGCCTGTCCTTTGACGACCGTGCCGACAGCGAGGTCATTGAGCGGCTGCTCCAGCACATCTACGATGAGGGTTTCGACATCGACCAGAGCCACACCGAGGATGAGCCCTGCGGCATCTGCGTTTCCATGCCGAGAAGCCTTTTCACCGATACGGCGCTGGATAATCTGAAAAATCTGGTGGCGGCAAAGGGTGCGCTCATCAAGAAATCTCTTGGTACAGACGATCTGCCCATCCTCATCGAGGAGGACAAGGTCAGCTTCCCTTGGTTCAATGGCGAAGCCGAGCCGGAGGAGATAAAAGCCTATGACACCTTCATCTGCAAGCTGTGCGAACTGGCTCGGACGCAGAAGCGTGTGACTGCCACCGAGAAGCCCACCGACAATGAGAAGTACGCATTCCGCTGCTTTCTGCTGCGGCTGGGCTTCATCGGCGTGGAATACAAGGAAGCCCGGAAAATCCTGCTCCGCAACCTGACAGGCAGTTCCGCTTTTAAGAGCGGTCAGTCGAAGGAGGCGGAATCATGCGAATGATCTCAAAAGAAGCATTACAAGCCCTCCGTGAGCGGTTTCCGAAGGGCACCCGTGTGGAGCTTGTTCAGATGGATGACCCACAGTCACCGCCTGTCGGCACGAAAGGCACCGTGCGAGGTGTGGATGACATCGGCAGCATCATGGTTTCTTGGGATAACGGCTGCGGTCTGAGCGTGGCATATGGCGAGGATATCTGCCGTAAACTGCTATAATATACACAGTTTTCAGACCACAAGATCGTGTAGTTTATGGCTCAGATATAACTGGATATAGTGTGCTTTCAGAGGTAATATGTGACTACCGAAAGGGAAAACAAACCAAAACGGAGGTCACAAACATGAGCCAGAGAACAGAAAACCAGGTAGCCGAAATGAAGAAGCAGACCATCGGGGTCGAGGTCGAAATGAACAGCATCACCAGAGAGAAGGCCGCAAGGCTGGCAGCCACATTCTTTGGTACCGGGCGGTACGAGAACACCGCTTGCCGCAACGGCTACTGCACTTGGTCGGCTTGGGATGAGAGCGGACGCGAGTGGAAATTCCAGAAGGATGTCAGCATCGCAGGACCGGACAGTGAGAAATGCGAGATGGCCACGCCGATTCTCACCTACGCTGACATGGAGACCTTGCAGGAGCTGGTTCGCCGCCTCCGCAAAGCCGGAGCAAAAAGCGATGCCACCAGAGGCTGCGGTGTTCACATCCACATCGGTGCCAAGGGGCACACGCCCCAAACGCTCCGAAACCTCGCAAACATCATGGCAAGCCACGAAGACCTCCTGGCAAGCGCACTGAACCTCGACAGAGGCCGCATCAGCCGCTACTGCCGCACGGTTGACCCCAGATTCCTGGAACGGCTGAACAACAGAAAACCCACCACCATGGCAGCCTTGGCTGATATTTGGTACGGCAGCCAGAACGCCGACTACGGCAGAAGCCAGCACTACAACGACAGCCGCTACCATATGCTGAACCTTCACGCCACCTTCACCAAGGGAACGGTCGAGTTCCGGCTCTTCCAGTTCGATGCCCCGGCAGACGGCAAGCAGAACGGACTCCACGCTGGACAGCTCAAGAGTTACATTCAGCTGTGCCTCGCCCTGAGTCAGATGGCAAAGACGGTCAGAACCGCAAGCCCCAAGCCCCAGCAAAACGAGAACCCCAAATATGCAATGCGCACTTGGCTTCTTCGCCTCGGCTTTATTGGCGACGAGTTCAAGACCGCAAGAGAACTCCTCACGAAGCGCCTGGATGGGGATGCAGCCTTCCGCAGCGGCAGAGCAGCCGCTTGAAGGACGCAGCCCAGAGGCCCCCGAACCCGCTGATGGCGGTCTTTCGGTGGTAGAAGGCAACTTCGGAAAGGAGTATTTTTTATGGAAAAACACTATTACATCGCTTACGGCAGCAACCTCAATATCCGTCAGATGCGGATGCGCTGCCCGTCGGCACGGATCATCGGCACATCGGTTCTCAAGGATTACGAACTGCTTTTCAAGGGCAGCAAAACAGGCTCTTACCTTACGGTGGAAAAGAAGTCCGGCATCTCAGTTCCTGTTGCTGTATGGGAAGTCACCGCAGAGGATGAAAAAGCCCTGGACCGTTACGAGGGCTTCCCGAACTTCTATTACAAGAAGGAGTTGACCCTACCAATCAAGGGTATCCGCACGGGCAAAATCCGTAAGCGACGGGTATTCGTGTACATCATGCATGAGGACAGGCCCATCGGCATTCCGTCCATTCCTTATATGCAGACCTGCATCCAGGGCTACGACGATTTTGGCTTTGACCGGCTTGTGCTGATAGACGCTTATCTCAAATGTGGGGAGGAACATCATGAGGGAAAATAAAATCATCCGAATATCAGTCTGTCCCAGGTGCGGGCAAGCTTACCGGGAGCATCCGGCTCTTTCAAGGCTCGACAACGAAACACTCATCTGCCCGGATTGTGGCACACGGGAGGCACTCGATTCCATCGGCGTAAAACCGGAGGAGCAGGAGCAGATCATCGCCTCCATTCACCGCTGCCGCCAGCCGGAATAACGCTGTAATATACACAGTTTTTACTCCGAATGATTGTGTAGTATATTCTCCGAAATGACTGGATATGTCCCGGACATGACGGTAATATACACTCACAACAAAACAAACGGAGGTACACGGTTATGTGGAAAGAAAACAGCATCAAGGTAAACGGCGAGGTTTTTCACTACTGGATGAAGCAGTACGACAAAGGCTCCGAGTGGGGTATCGACGGCGGACGCATTTCCAAGCTCATGCTCAAGCGGGACGGCAAAATCGTCTGCAACTACGACAGAGGCTGGGACATTGAGCCCACCGATGAAAACACACAACTTGCGCTGGAGCTTCTGCTCCACAGCGAGAACTGGTAAGCCACAACAATTCAAAGCAACGGCTCCGAGAGGGGCTGCTGCTCGTTATACGGAAGGTCGCACCGATTTCGGTGGCGGCTATTTTTATTGCTCTGCCGGAGGGGGTGAGAAATTGCGAAAACTGAAGAACTACAAGCCGACAAGGTTCATGGAGAAAACTTCCCACTATGATACGGACGCAGCGGATTATGCCGTCATGTTCATCGAAAGTCTGTGTCACACCAAAGGCACCTGGGCGAGAAAGCCCTTTGAACTTATCGACTGGCAGGAGCAGATCATTCGGGACATCTTTGGTGTCCTCAAGCCCAACGGCTATCGACAGTTCAACACCGCATACATCGAAATCCCGAAGAAGCAGGGCAAGTCCGAACTTGCCGCTGCGGTGGCACTTCTGCTCACCTGCGGTGACGGAGAGGAACGAGCCGAAGTCTATGGCTGTGCTGCGGACCGTCAGCAGGCGTCCATCGTTTTCAATGTGGCGGCTGATATGGTGCGGATGTGTCCTGCGCTCTCCAAACGGGTCAAGATACTGGATTCCCAGAAGCGGCTCATTTATCAGCCAACGGGCAGTATCTACCAGGTGCTCTCCGCCGATGTCGGCAACAAACACGGCTTCAATACACACGGTGTGGTATTCGACGAGCTGCACACCCAGCCCAACCGCAAACTCTTTGATGTCATGACCAAAGGCTCCGGCGATGCCCGGATGCAGCCGCTGTATTTCCTCATCACCACAGCCGGCAATGATACGAAGTCCATCTGCTATGAGATCCACCAGAAGGCAAAGGACATCATCGAGGGACGCAAAATCGACCACACCTTCTATCCCGTCATCTACGGTGCGGAGGAATCGGACGATTGGACGGACCCGAAGGTTTGGAAGAAAGCCAATCCCTCCCTCGGCATCACGGTCGGCATCGACAAGGTCAAAGACGCCTGCGAGTCTGCCAAGCAGAACCCCGGCGAAGAGAACGCCTTCCGACAGCTTCGTTTGAATCAATGGGTCAAGCAGGCGGTACGCTGGATGCCCATGGACAAGTGGGATAAATGCGAGTTTGCCGTCAGCGAGGACGATCTGGAAGGCCGTGTCTGCTACGGCGGCCTTGACCTCTCGTCCACTACGGATATTACGGCATTCGTGCTTGTGTTCCCGCCGGAAGATGAGAACGACAAATACATCATCCTGCCGTACTTCTGGATACCGGAGGACAACCTCGAGCTCCGAGTCAGGCGTGACCATGTGCCGTATGATGTGTGGGAGCGGCAGGGCGTTTTGCAGACCACCGAGGGTAATGTTGTTCATTACGGCTACATCGAAAAGTTCATCGAGAGCCTGGGTGAGCGTTTCAATATCCGAGAGATCGCCTTTGACCGCTGGGGTGCTGTGCAGATGGTGCAGAACCTTGAGGGCATGGGCTTCACGGTCGTTCCCTTTGGACAGGGCTTCAAGGATATGTCCCCGCCCACAAAGGAGCTGATGAAACTGGTGCTGGAGCAGAAAATTGCCCACGGTGGACACCCCGTTCTCCGCTGGATGATGGATAACATCTTCATCCGCACCGACCCGGCAGGCAACGTCAAACCGGACAAAGAGAAATCTACAGAGAAAATCGACGGTGCCGTGGCGACCATTATGGCACTTGACAGAGCTATACGCTGTGGAAACGACAAGGCCGAGTCTGTTTATGACAGTCGAGGTCTTTTATTTATATGAAGGGAGAGTTTATATGGGTATCTTTTCAGGACTGTTCAAATCCAGGGACAAGCCTCAAAACCGCACGACGGGCAGCAACTACGCCTTTTTCATGGGCGGCACGACCTCAGGCAAAGCGGTGACGGAACGCTCCGCCATGCAGATGACAGCCGTGTATTCCTGTGTCCGCATACTGTCCGAGGCAGTGGCGGGACTGCCGCTGCACCTTTATAAATACACGGACAGCGGTGGCAAAGCAATGGCGCTCGACCATTCGCTCTACCGCTTGCTCCACGATGAGCCAAACCCGGAGATGAGCTCTTTCGTGTTCCGCGAAACGCTCATGACACATCTGCTCCTCTGGGGTAACGCTTATGCACAGATCATTCGCAACGGCAAAAATGAGATCGTAGCTCTGTACCCTTTGATGCCGAATAAGATGTCCGTGGACAGAGACGAAAACGGCCGTCTGTACTACACCTATTATCGTGGCTCGGACGAAGCTATCAAGAACAAGGAGTTCGCCGTAACGCTTCAGCCTTCGGATGTGCTGCATATCCCCGGACTCGGCTTCGATGGCTTGGTTGGCTACAGCCCCATCGCTATGGCAAAGAATGCTATCGGCATGGCGATTGCCTGTGAGGAGTATGGCGCGAAATTCTTCGCCAACGGCGCCGCTCCGGGTGGTGTGCTGGAACACCCCGGCACGATCAAAGACCCACAGCGTGTGCGGGAGAGCTGGCAGTCCACCTTCGGCGGCAGCGGCAACGCAAACAAAATTGCCGTACTGGAAGAAGGTATGAAATATACGCCAATCGGCATCTCGCCGGAGCAGGCGCAGTTCCTCGAAACACGCAAATTCCAAATCAATGAAATTGCTCGAATTTTCCGAGTCCCGCCCCACATGGTCGGCGATCTGGAAAAGTCGAGCTTTTCTAATATTGAGCAGCAGTCCCTTGAGTTTGTGAAATACACCCTCGACCCCTGGGTCATCCGTTGGGAGCAGTCCATTCAACGCTCCCTGCTGAACTCCGAGGAAAAGAAGAAGTACTTTGCAAAATTCAATGTGGAAGGTCTGCTTCGCGGCGACTATCAGAGCCGCATGAACGGGTACGCCATCGGGCGGCAGAACGGCTGGATGTCCGCCAACGACATCCGAGAGTTGGAAAACCTCGACCGTATCCCGGCAGAGGATGGCGGCGATTTGTACCTCATTAACGGCAATATGCTCCCGCTGAAAAATGCCGGAGCTTTTGCAGATACACCTACCGATGACGGAAAGGAGGAAAAAACCGATGAAGAAATTTTGGAATTGGAAGAGCCGAACGGTGACGAATTCGGAGACGCAGGAACAGACACAGGAAAGAACCCTGTTCCTGAACGGGACCATCGCCGAGGAAAGCTGGTTTGACGATGATGTCACCCCGCAGCTTTTCAAGGACGAGCTCATGTCCGGCAGCGGAAATATTACCGTGTGGATCAACAGTCCCGGTGGTGACTGCGTGGCGGCGGCTCAAATCTACAATATGCTCATGGACTACAAGGGTGATGTGACCGTGAAAATCGATGGCATTGCGGCATCCGCAGCATCCGTGATCGCTATGGCAGGCACGAAGGTGCTGGTATCTCCCGTGTCCATGCTTATGATCCACAACCCCATGACGGCGGCATTCGGCAATTCGGACGAGATGCAGAAAGCTATCAAAATGCTCGGTAGCGTCAAGGATTCCATTATCAACGCCTATGAGATCAAGACGGGACTTTCCCGTGCCAAGCTCTCGCACCTCATGGATGCCGAAACTTGGATGGACGCAAACAAGGCTGTGGAACTCGGCTTTGCGGACGAAATCATGCAGAGAAACTCGGAATCCGAAGAGGTACCCACGCCTGCCGTTTCCATGCTGTATTCCAAGGCGAATGTGGTGAACTCTCTCATGGAGAAGATCGCCGCAAAATGCGCCATCACCCCGAAATCCAACCGTACACAAAAAGCCGATGACCTTATGGATCGGCTCAATCTCATTAAAAACTGGAGGTAATTTATATGACGATCAATGAACTGCGCGAAAAGCGCAACCAGGCTTGGAACGCTGCAAAGGCATTTGTGGAAACCAAGCGCGACAAGGACGGCCTTCTTTCCGAAGAGGATGCCAAGACCTATGCTCAGATGGAAAAGAAGGTGCAGGACTACGGTGCCGAGATCGAGCGCATGGAAGCCATGTCCGCAATGGAAGCACAGCTGAATAAGCCCACTTCTTCTCCCATTACTGAGAAGCCCATGAACGGCAAGTCCACCGCTGACGAGAAGCCCAAGACCGGCCGTGCTTCCGACGCCTACCGCACCGGAATGCTTACCGCCCTTCGCAGCAACTTCCACCAGGTGAGCGATGTCCTTCGCGAGGGTGTTGACGCTGACGGCGGCTACCTCGTACCCGAGGAGTATGATTCCCGCCTCATTCAGACGCTTTCCGAGGAAAACATCATGCGAAAGCTCGGTCACACCATCACAACATCCGGTGAGCATAAGATCAATATTGCTGCGACCGCACCTGCCGCTGCGTGGATCGAGGAAGGCGGCGCACTCTCTTTCGGTGACGCCACCTTTGCACAGATCCTTCTGGATGCGCACAAGCTCCATGTTGCTATCAAGGTGACCGAGGAACTGCTCTACGACAATGCGTTCAAGCTGGAGGATTACATTCTTACCGAGTTTGGCAAGGCACTCGCCAATGCCGAGGAGGACGCATTCCTCAACGGCACCGGTGTCGGTCAGCCCCTCGGTCTGTTTGCGGAGACTGGCGGCGGTCATGTGGCAGAAACGCTTACTGCGGCACTCAAGAGTGATGATCTCATCACACTCATCCATGCACTGAAGCGTCCCTACCGCAAGTCTGCCTCTTTCATCATGAACGACAAGGCTATCGCGCAGATCCGCAAGCTGAAGGACAACAACGGTGCATACATCTGGCAGCCTTCCTACCAGGCAGGCGAACCGGATCGTATTCTCGGCTACACGGTTCACACCTCTGCGTATGCGCCGGAGAATGCTATTGCGTTCGGCGATTACAGCTACTACAACATCGGCGACCGCGGCACCCGTTCCTTCAAGCAGCTCAATGAGCTGTTCGCGGGCAACGGCATGATCGGTTTCGTTGCCAAGGAGCGTGTGGACGGCAAACTCATTCTCCCCGAAGCCGTTCAGATTCTCAAGCTGAAAACCGAATAAGGAAGGAGGCGGCGGTGATGGACGAGCTTCTTTCCAAAGTGAAAGCCAATCTCATTCTGGAACACACGGCGGATGATGCCTTGCTGAAAAGCTACATTACCGCCGCTGTTTCTTACGCCGAAAGCTACCAGCACATCCCGGAGGGCTATTACACGGAGAACCCCATGCCGCCCACCACAGAGCAAGCCGTCATCATGCTGTCGTCCCATTTCTATGAAAGCCGGGACGGCAGCACGGGCGGCTTCTTTGCGGATAACACCGGAGCGGCACAGCAGGTGTGGAACACGGTCAATCTGCTGCTCCGCTTGGATAGGCGGTGGCAGATATGAGTTTCGGAAAGATGAACGGCTTCGCCGACATCGTGGAAACCCACCAAGTCAAGGACAGCGAGGGCTTCACCCATTCCGAGGATGAAGTCCTCGCTTCCGTCCGTGTGTACCGGGAAGGCCGGCACGGTTCACAGCGTTGGGCAAACCTCGCCGCATTCAGCGAAGCGACCGACCTGTTCCGCTTTCGGTGTATTCCTGGGCTGACGGTCACTACCGACCATTTCCTCATCTGCGATGACTGCCGCTACGACATTGTGTCCGTGGAGGATGTAAAGGGGCGTGGAATGTACATTGAGGTGCTGGCAAAGAAGGAGGTGCCGACCGTTGGCTAAGTGCGACATGAAAATGCCGGAGGATTTCCTTCTGAAGATATCCAAGCTCGGCAGCAATTTTGACAGCGTGGCAGATACCGTCCTGCAGGCCGGTGGCGAGGTGGTGCTGAAGAAGGTCAAAAGCAATCTTTCCTCCGTTATCGGCAGAGGGACAAAGTTCAAATCCCGCACCACGGGCGAACTGGAAGGCGCACTCGGCCTTTCTCCCTCCAAGCTGAACCGGGACGGCAACCACGACATCAAGGTCGGTTTCGCTGAGCCTCGCTCGGACGGCGGAAGCAATGCCAAACTTGCCAACATTCTCGAATACGGCAAGCACGGTCAGCCCGCGAAGCCGTTTCTGAAGCCTGCGAAAACGGCATCCCGGCAGGATTGTATCGATGCCATGACCAAGGCACTGGATGAGGAGGTGGAAAAGCTGTGAGCCTGCTATCCGATTTACAAACCATCGCCGAGCATTGCGGTGTTCCAGTGGAAACGGGTGTGTTCTCCGGCAAAGCACCGGACACCTATCTGGTCATCACGCCGCTGTCGGACAACTTAGGGCTTCACGCCGACAACGCCCCAGGCTGCGAAACGCAGGAGGCACGGCTGTCCCTCTTCACAAAGGGCAGCTACACCAAACTGAAAAATGCACTCGTCCGTGCCTTGCTTGGTGCGGACTTTTATATTACCGACCGCCGGTACATCGGCTTTGAGACCGAGACCGGCTACCATCACTACGCCATTGATGTGGCGCAAATCTACGATTTGGAGGAATAAATTATGGCGACTATCGGTCTTGACAGGCTGTATTACGCAAAGATCACCGAGAACGACGCCGGTGAAGAAACCTACGGTACACCGTCTCAGCTTGCCAAAGCCATCTCAGCTGACCTTTCGGTGGAACTGGCAGAAGCGACGCTCTATGCTGATGACGGCGCTTCGGAGATCGTGAAGGAATTCAAATCCGGCACACTCTCCCTCGGCATTGACGATATCGGCTCTGCGGCGGCATCCGACCTCACGGGTGCAACCATCGACAAGAACAAGGTGCTGATTTCCGCATCCGAGGACGGCGGCGACCCTGTGGCGGTGGGCTTCCGCGCCAAGAAGTCCAACGGCAAGTACAAGTATTACTGGCTGTACCGAGTAAAATTCGGTATTCCGGCGACAAACCTTGCCACCAAGGGCGACAGCATTACCTTCTCTACACCCACTATTGAAGGCACCATTCTTCGCCGCAACAAGGCAGACGCAGGCGGAAAGCACCCGTGGAAAGCGGAGGCACTGGAGGGCGATGTGACCGCTGCGACTATCACGAACTGGTATAAGGAAGTCTATGAGCCGACCTATACCACGACACCCGAAAAACAGGGTTAACGGAGGTAACACACAATGGATAACGAGAGAACTGCAGTCATCACCATCGGTGACGAGGAATACACACTCCTGCTTACCACCAAGGCTACCAAGGAAATCGCCGGTCGCTATGGCGGTCTGGAAAACCTCGGCGAGAAGCTAATGAAGTCCGAGAACTTTGAAATGGCCATCGGAGAGATCGTGTGGCTTATCACGCTTCTGGCAAATCAGAGCATCCTCATTCACAACCTCAAGGACAAGGAGCACCCAAAGGAGCCGCTCACCGAGGATGTGGTGGAGCTTCTGACCACACCGCTTGATCTCGCCGGATACAAAACCGCTATTACGGAAGCTCTCTACAAGGGCACCAAGCGGAATGTGGAAAGTGAGAAAGACGCAAAAAACGCACAAGTCGGGTAACGGTCTCCGATGCGGAGCTGTTTACCCGGCTTCTCTATTACGGCCTTGCCCATCTTCATCTCAGCCAGGATGAGGTGTGGCTGATGCCGTTTGGTCTGCTTTTGGACTTATGGGAGTGCCATAAGCAGTATAACAGGCAGGCTGTTCCTGCTCACGAACACTACATTGACGATATTATCCCAGATGGCATTTAAGGAGGTGACGGCGAATGGCAGATAGTTTCGGACTGAAGATCGGTCTTGAAGGCGAAAAGGAATTCAAAAAAGCGCTGGCGGACATCAACCAGTCCTTCAAGGTGCTCGGCTCCGAAATGAAGCTCGCCACCTCTCAGTTCGATAAAAACGATAAATCCGTGGAGGCTCTCGCCGCACGGAATAAGGTGCTGCGAAAAGAGATCGATGAACAGACAACAAAAATCGACACCCTTCGCAAGGCTCTGCAGAATGCCGCCACCTCTTTCGGGGAGAATGACCGTCGCACCCAGAACTGGCAGATCCAACTCAACAATGCCGAAGCCGCCCTCAACGACATGAATCGGGAGCTGGACGAAAATGAGAAGGCCATCAAGGATGGCGGCAAGGCTGCGGAGGAATCCGGCAGTAAGTTTGAAGGCTTCGGCAAGGTTCTCAAAACCGTAGGTGTGGCGCTCGGTGCAGTTGCCGTTGCCGCAGGTGCCGCCGCCGTGAAGCTCGGCAAAGAGGTCATCGCCGCCTATGCAGACTACGAGCAGTTGGTCGGCGGTGTTGACACCCTGTTCAAGGACTCCTCGCAGGAGATCCAGCGGTATGCCGCCAACGCATACAAAACGGCAGGACTTTCTGCCAACGAGTACATGGAGACGGTCACGGGCTTTTCCGCAAGCCTCATCCAGTCCCTCGGCGGCGATACCGAGAAAGCCGCAAAGTATGCGGATATGGCAATCACGGATATGTCCGACAACGCCAATAAGATGGGCACGGATATGTCCTCCATTCAGAATGCCTATCAGGGTTTTGCCAAGCAGAACTACACGATGCTCGACAACCTCAAACTGGGCTACGGCGGCACAAAACAGGAAATGGAACGACTGCTTGCCGATGCGGAGAAGATATCCGGCGTCAAGTATGACATCTCCTCCTACGCAGATGTGGTGGAAGCCATTCATGTCATGCAGGAGAGCATGGACATTGCAGGAACGACCGCCAAGGAAGCGGAAGCCACCATTTCCGGCTCTGTCAATGCACTGAAATCCGCCGTGTCGAACCTCATCGTAGGCTTTGGTGATGCGGACGCTGATATGGAGCTGCTGTGCAACAATATGGTGGATGCCTTCAAGACCGTGGTGGCGAACATCACCCCGGTTATTGAGAACATCGTGGCGGCTCTGCCCACGGCACTGGATGCCCTGCTGACGGCTGTGGGGGAACTGCTGCCCACACTGCTGGAGGCGGTCACCGGGCTGTTCTCGCAGGTGCTGGAAACGCTGCTTTCTTTGCTTCCGCAGCTTATCCCGGCGGCGGTGTCCGCGCTCATGACCATCGTGAATACGCTGATTGAGAATCTGCCCCTGCTCATTGAGGCGGCGGTTCAGCTGGTATCAACACTTGTGACCGGCATTGCGGATGCGCTGCCCACGCTCATCCCGGCAGCGGTGCAGGCTATCGTCACCATCGTACAGGGCTTGGTGGACAGTCTGCCCATGATTCTGGATGCGGCATTACAGCTGATTACAGGTTTGGCGCAGGGACTTCTGGATGCAATTCCGATTTTGATTGCCGCTTTGCCGGAGATCATCAACGGCATCATTACCTTTTTACTGGACTCCATCCCGCAGATTATCGAAACAGGCATTCAGCTTCTGACCTCGCTTGTTGCCGCATTGCCGGATATCATTATGGCAATCGTGGAAGCCATTCCGAAAATCATTGACGGTATTATCAACGCGGTGCTGAATGCAATACCGCTCATTATTCAAGCGGGCATTGATTTGTTAATTTCCCTTATTCAAGCCCTGCCGCAGATCATCACGACTATCGTGCAGGCGATTCCGCAAATCATCTCCGGCATTGTCAATGCCTTGATTGGAAACATCGATAAAATCATCATGGCAGGCGTTCAGTTGTTCGTTGCCCTGATTGAAAACCTTCCCACCATCATCGTGGAGATCGTCAAGGCCGTGCCTCAGATCATTGCGGGCATCGTGAAAGCCGTCGGCTCTCTGATGTATAAGATCGTGGAGATCGGCGGCAACATCGTCAAGGGACTGTGGAGCGGTATTACCCAGCTTGCCTCGTGGCTGTGGGATAAGGTGTCCGGGTGGATCTCATCCATCTGGGACGGCATCTGCGATTTCTTCGGTATTCATTCGCCCTCGAAGGAGATGGCGTGGGTCGGTGAAATGCTGGTCAAGGGGCTTGCAGGCTCCATTGACGACAACGGCGATGAAGCGGTCAAAGCCGCCGAAGGCATGGCTGATGACATCAACGGCGTCATGGGTGACCTTGCTCACGATATGCAGACGGCGCTGCCCACGGACTTTGATGTCAGCGGCAACTTCCGCTCGGCGGTGGACGGTGTGGCCGGCAAGGCGGCCTCCGCTTTTACCATTGCGCTGAACATTGCCACATTTAATAACTATAGCAGCGAGGATATTCGCCAGCTGACCAACGAAGTCATGGAAACGGCGAATCAGTTCGCCCAGCGGAAAGGAGTGGTATTCGCATGACCTCTTTTACCTACAATGGCCGCAGTTCTGCCGACTTCGGTTTGCACATTGAGAAAAAGGATGTGTTTTCCGCACCGGAATATGATGCGGAGTTCATCTCCATACCCAGCAGGAGCGGCGATATCATCAACCCCAACCGCCGCTTTTCCAATATCAAGGTCACTTACACCGTGTTTCTTGCCCGAAAAAATACAGCCGCCCTTGCATCCGTCCTGCGGGACATCAAGGGCTGGCTGTATTCCGAGCCGGACAGATACCATGAGCTGACCGACTCCTATGATGCGGAGTATTTCCGCTACGGCGTCATCTCCGGCAATCTGGACATTGAGGAGCAGCTGAACAAGGTCGGCAGCTTTACCGTGACCTTAAACTGCAAGCCGTTCAAGTACAGCTTTGTGGGACAGCAGACCATAGCAGATGGCAATCCGAGACTGACCGTCACGAATCCCACCGCCTTTGACAGCAAGCCCTATATTAAAATCTATGGTAGCGGTCTGATTCGGCTCATGGTTCAGCCGGAAGGCGAAGGTGCGAGCCTGTGGACGATTTCAGAGGTCGATGAGTGCATCGAAATCGACAGCGAACTCATGAATTGCTTTAAGGATACCACCCTCAAAAACGATACCGTTACCGGCGACGGCTTTCCTATGCTCAAGCCGGGAACGACCACCATCGCCTGTGCAGGAAATGTGCAGCGGATCGAGGTCATTCCGAGGTGGTGCTGTCTGTAAGGTCGCTCCCGATTGTAAGCGGTAGAAAAATTCAAAAAGGTGTGGTATAATGTTTTTAAGTGAGGATGACAAATCGGAATTTATAAAGGAGAATATTGATGAAACTATTTTTATGTTCGCACTTTTCAAGTGTAGGAAGTCTGATAAAGGAAGAAATTGAAAATAAAAAAGTCGCATTTATTCCAACAGCTTCACTGCGTGAAGGCTACACCGGTTATGTCGGTTCA